TTGGTACGGATGGTGACGCAGATCTTGTCGAAGGTATAATCAATAATGACTTCGTGGAGGTTGCTGAGTAATGAATCACCCTGCTGAACTACAAGTCTTTAGCTACTTGCAAAAGGCTATGAAGGGTGAAGCTACAATGACAGAGGAGGTAGCCACACAGGTTGCCTCCGATGTTAAAGCTGCCTTGGACAAACAGTTTAACTCGCCACCACGTGATGAGTTTAGACTACGTATGTCTAACATAGGCAGACCTAAATGCCAGTTGTGGTTTGAGAAGAACGATCCTGAAGATAAGATACCTTTGCCTCCACACTTCCTGATGAACATGATACTAGGTGATCTAGTTGAAGCTGTGTTCAAAGGGTTGCTACGTGCAGCAGGTGCTGAGTTCAAAGACAATGATACTGTCACACTCACACTGCCTGATGGACAGGAGATCAAGGGTGAGTACGACATGGAAATGGATGGCAAGATAGATGATGTAAAGTCTGCATCACCTTGGTCATACACTAACAAGTTTGACTCATTCGAATCTTTACAGAAGGGTGATGGCTTCGGTTATATACCACAATTAGTAGGTTATTCTAAGGCCGCAGGAAAAGATGTTGGTGGTTGGTGGGTGGTCAACAAAGGCAACGGTGAGTTTAAGTATGTCAGTGCTTCGGAGGTTGACTCTGAGCAGGTGATTCAGGACATCCAAGAAACGGTAAATTACATTGAGAAAGATGAGCCGTTTGAAAGATGCTTTCAGCCTGTACCTGAGACATTCTATAAGAAGCCATCTGGTAACTTGGTGCTTAACAATTCATGTAAGTTTTGTAGCTTCAAACATAAGTGTTGGGATAGTTTAAAGACGTTACCTTCAAGGGTATCTAAAGCTAAGAACCCACCACAAGTTGACTACGTTCTAATAGGTGATGGCCTTGCAGCGTAGGCATAACAAAAGGTTATACCGTAGCGGTCTTGAACAAGAGGCTGCTGCGTTTCTAAAGACAAGACAGAAGACAGTAGAGTATGAGAAGATAAAGATAGAGTGGGAAGACTTACGCTATCGTGCATACACTCCTGACTTTGAGTTAGACAACGGAATAATAATAGAGACTAAAGGAATATTTAGTGCAGCAGATAGACGCAAACATATAGAGATACAGAGACAGCATCCAAAGCTAGACATTAGGTTTGTATTCAGTAACGCTAAACAAAGATTATATAAGGGAGCCAAGTCTAGGTACTGTGACTGGTGTGAACAGAAGAACTTTAAGTGGGCGCATCGTGTTATACCTGAAGGGTGGCTACTAGAAAAAGGCAAGCGTATGAAAGTGCAGCGTGTCGTAGTTAAAAGGAGAGCCTGATGGCTTACGAAGTAAAAGATGGTGATGTGGCTATAGTCATTAGCCCTGAACTAGATGATGAAGGTGCATGGACAGGCATACTAAAGACAGGATTAGTATTTGGTGAGTCACAACATCCTATAGCTATGCGTAGTGCTATGGACTATGGACTTACTATGGCAGCAGCTTCTGAAGTACTAGAAGATTACCCTGAACTAGCGGATTACTTTGATGAAGCAAGGCACAGAATATTAAAGGAGATGTTTCCTAAACAGTATGCTGAATCAGAACTTGCATTAGAAAAAGAAATGGATTATACCACAGAGGGTAACGTAATCAAACTAACTAAATGGACAAAGACACTGGGTGAAGCATGAGCAAACACGAAGAAGAAGAGTTTACCATAGAAGATATCTTCAAGGACTTTCCAGATGACGATGATGAAATGTTCAAAGAGGACATGGTAAACAAACCACCGCACTACAACATAGGTGGTATAGAATGTATTGATGCTATCATGGCTGCAACTAACCACAACAAAGAAGGATACCTACAGGGTAACATACTGAAGTACGTATGGAGGTATGACTACAAGGGCGGCCTAGAAGATTTACAAAAGGCAGAATGGTATCTGAAAAAACTTATTGAGGTATACAAAGAGAAGCACAAATGATACGTAAGTTTAGTGTCACGTATGTGATGGAAGTAGATGAGGACAACAACTTCTTATCTGCTCACGAAGAAGGACATAAAGAGGATGTGCATGACTTAGTAAGTAATGTTATGCATGACATAGATGATGTAAAGATACACAACCTGAGTGTGAAGGAGAGATAATGATAACACAGGAAGACATAGACCACTTTGCAGATATGCAAGATTACGAACGAGCTAATATACAATCACCCATCATGGACATGGGGTACTACCAACAAGAAGCAGTGAAGACTGCTATCTATACTGATCCTATAATCTACCCTGCGTTGGGCTTGGGTAACGAAGCAGGTGAGGTACAGGGCAAGGTCAAGAAGATGTTGCGTGATGGTACGTTCAACAAGGATGCTATAGCTGCAGAGATTGGTGATGTGTTGTGGTATATTGCCGCACTGTGTCGTGACCTAGAGATAGACATGGCAGAGGTAGCGTTGAAGAACCTAGCTAAATTAAAAAGCAGACAAGAACGAGGAACAATAAAAGGAAGTGGGGATAATAGATGAACTACTGCACTACCAAAGGTCTAATATGGCCTGTCTTATTTTGTGTATTTGTAATAGTAGTACTGCCAGTGTTACTGGTGGACAACAAGAAGTATTGTAAACAAAGCATCGTTCCATGCTACCCTTGGAACAACGGAGGATTAGATGAGTAACTTACTACCAACAGACTATCAAAGTTTTATACACCAGTCACGCTATGCCAAGTACATAGATGGCAAAGGCCGTGAGTCATGGGCTGAGACAGTAGGACGCTACGTTGATAACGTGGTACGTCCAAAGCTAGGCAACGACTCATGGGTAAATCAAATAGAGCAAGCTATACTTAGCTTAGATGTAATGCCAAGCATGAGAGCCATGATGACTAGTGGTGCTGCGTTGGACAGAGATAACACAGCAGGGTACAACTGTAGCTACCTACCAGTGGATGACCCTAAGTCATTCGATGAAGCTATGTTTATACTACTGTGTGGTACTGGTGTAGGCTTCAGCGTAGAGCGTCAGTTCATTCAGCAGCTACCTGATGTGCCTGAGTTGTTTGACAGCGAGACTACCATTGTAGTTAAGGACAGCAAAGAGGGATGGGCTAAAGCATTCCGTCAGCTACTAGCGTTGCTGTGGGCAGGTGAGATACCCAAGTGGGATGTGTCACGTGTACGTCCTGCAGGTGCTAGACTCAAGACGTTTGGTGGTAGAGCCAGTGGACCTGGACCTCTTGTCGAACTTTTTAACTTCTCAGTACAAACATTCAAGAATGCACAAGGCCGTAAGCTATCCTCTATGGAATGCCACGACTTGATGTGTTTCATTGGACAGATAGTTGTAGTGGGTGGTGTCAGACGTAGTGCTATGATCTCTCTATCTAACCTAAGTGATGACCGTATGCGCCACGCTAAGTCAGGACAGTGGTGGGAGACAGCAGCACATCGTGCATTGGCTAACAACTCAGTATCTTACACAGAGAAGCCCGACATAGAAACATTCATGCGTGAGTGGACTGCGTTGGTAGAGAGTAAGTCAGGTGAGAGAGGTATCTTTAATCGTGAAGCATCTAAGAAGCAAGCTGAGAAGTATGGTAGGCGTGATCCTAACCATGAGTTCGGAACTAATCCGTGCAGTGAGATTATACTTAGACCCTACCAGTTTTGTAATCTTACGGAGGTTGTTGTTCGTGCCACTGATACGGTTAAAGACTTGGAGCGTAAGGTCAAGATCGCCACAATACTTGGGACAATCCAAAGCTCGTACACAAAGTTTCCTTACCTGCGAAAAGTGTGGCAACGTAATACGGAAGAAGAACGTCTGCTTGGTGTGTCTCTGACAGGTATCATGGACAACCCATTGATGACTACAGTAAACAGTAAACTTGCAGGAGTACTAGATGACTTACGAAATATCGCACTGGCTACTAATCATGAATACGCTGACCTGCTTGATATACCTCAGTCTGCTGCTATTACCTGCGTCAAGCCTTCGGGTACTGTCTCACAACTCGTTGACAGTGCCAGTGGTATACATGCTCGTCACTCTCCATATTACATCCGTACTGTACGAGGTGATAATAAAGATCCCCTCACACAGTTTATGATAGATCAGAAGGTTCCTAACGAGCCTTGTGTATTCAAGAGTGATACTACAACTGTGTTCAGCTTTCCTGTTAAATCACCAGAGAATGCTATGACACGTAACGACATGACTGCTATTGAGCAGCTAGAGACATGGCTCATGTACCAACGCTATTGGTGTGAGCATAAACCTAGTGTAACAATATCAGTACAGAATGATGAATGGCTAGATGTGGGGGCATTCGTTTACAAACACTTCGATGAGATGTCGGGTGTATCTTTTCTACCACACTCAGACCATACCTATCAGCAAGCTCCATATCAAGACTGTGGTAAGCATGACTATGAATATCTACTGTCGTGTATGCCAGAGAAGATTGACTGGAACAAGCTGACAGAGTATGAACAAGAAGATAACACGAAGTCGAGTCAAACATTTGCTTGCTCTGGTGACGTGTGTGAAGTAGTCGATATAACATAGGAGTTAGATATGGACGTAATAGTAACAGCAGTAATAGTATTCTTTGGTACGTTTAGTATAGCAGAGAAGTATCTTGAACCTTGGGTCAATGATAAAGTAGAACAGTATTACGAAGCAAAGGAATAGAACATGGCTTGGATTTTAGTAGCACTCTTTATGTTTGATGGATCGCCAATGGTTATGAGCGACAACATCTTATATGAAAGCAGAGATAAATGTAATGAAGCTGCAGACATACGTAGTAAATATTTAGATGCTACTAGGCCACCATCTATGTCTGAAGCAGATTACTGGGTATGGTGTACTCAAATACCACAGGAGGTATGATGACAAATAAAAATTGCATTCGATGTGATGTTAAACTAATACCAGAAATAAACTGGGCAGGTAGTAGGGTAATACGTAGAGATTATGTTTGTAGACCCTGTTATAATAAAGGCAATAATAACAAAGAACGAATGTGGGTGAATGGCAAGTACATAGCAAAGTCACATCCACTATACAAACCTGGACGCTACAAAACTTTTAGTGATGCAGCCTTTGATGGTACATATAAGTTAGAATCTATTAAAGAAGGGTACGTGTATGCCATAACTAATCCTGCTTGGCCTGAGTGGGTCAAGATAGGCATGGCTATTGATGCTGATGATAGGTGTAATGGCTATCAGACTAGCAGTCCTTTTAGAGACTACACACTAGAGCATATGGTTGTGACAAATAACAGACGTGTTGCTGAAGCGCAAGCACATAAAGCAGCAGCTAAGATAGCTGAAGAGCAGAGAGGTGAATGGTTTAAGTTAGATATAGAACAAGCTAAAACTATAATTGATAAATGCTCTGTTGTTGATCAGAGCTTACCTACCTCATCCTCTACATCTTTTAGGTATGTTGCATAGCGCATAAACAATTCAAGTTCTCTGAAGCTTAGATCCTCTAGTTGACCAGTAATACCATAGTCTTCTCGCATCATTCGGAGAGCTTGTCTTCTAGTTTCTTTATTGAACCTTCTGGACAGTGACGTTGCTTTATTTAATACACTACCTTGGTATCCTGCATAGCCTCTGTCCATACTCTCACGTACCATAGATTTAACATCAGACAATCTTTTCTTTAGCATACCACGTTTTTGTTTTATGTTTGCTTGTTCAAACTTGGGATCATTTAACAAGTCTTGTGTGTATGTCTCAAGCATCGGGGCTAACATACCATTGAAGATCTTATCATAGGCAGGTATGTTAGTTCTCTCACTAGCTTTCCAAGGAGCCATGTCAGCCATAGAGTATACTGTTTCTGTGGCTGTTTTTGCAGGTTTTATTGTCAGACCAAACATACGTGCAAAAGGATTGACATCGTATACCTCTCCTTGTCTGGTGGCTACAGATAACTCTTCACCTGTTATAGTGTCAGTCTTATCAATGAATGCTTCTATTATATTATCTATATACTTGGTAGAAGTCTGTGTAAATGTATTGATACCTTCAGCCTGACGTACATCCTTTGCTGTGTCAGTGCCTGTCATAAACCCTACAGCTTTGTTCAGTACATCTAGAGGTCTAGTAAACCCTGCTGCAAAGTTTCCTGTGACTTTATACAGACCATCTATAGCTGCTGCTCTCTTATCTACGTCTACATTAGTTAACACATCTAACATATTATTTATGTCGTTAGCAAACTGTGTATCACGTGCAAGCTGACCAACAGCTAACTGTGTACCTATCTCTCTTTGTAAGTCTGCTGATACTTGCTCACCATTTCTCATAGTGTTTAGTACCCTACCTGCAGCAAGCCATAGTGAAAATGGATATGTGTTCTTGGCATCTACAATAGTACCACCACCCACATCTACTTCATATACATCTAAACCTTTTTCTCTTCTTGCATTATCAAATTCCATAGACAAGCCTAATGCAGTAGAGCCTACAAGCATACGTGCGAAAGCATCTCTGTCTGTTACATTTGGTTCTTGCTTTACTAAGTTTCTAGTGAACTTGTATAGATGTTGAGGTGCAGCTAGTGGTGACCACTGGTAAGCCGTAGCTATAACGTTGTTGAAGAACCTACCAAACGGTAAAAGTGTACCAAAACCTGGAGTGTTAGAAAAAGTTTCAGCCATCTTTGCAGCAGTTCGTAGTAGCTCTGGTTGTTCTGTAGTTGTATAGTCTTTAGAGAAGACAGACTTGAGTGTACTGTCCAACGCACCTTGAATAACTTCTAGGTCAGGCTCTTCTCCTCTTTCTATAGCCTCCCTTAAAGTCATCTTTTTATTTATACGCATGTACTTATCCATCTCAGTCATAAACATCTGAGACTTAGTGAAGCTATCCTGTATACGCACACCAGATATATTACTTGCTGCGTTAGCACCAGCTTCTACATTTCTAAATAGTTTGCTATCAGGGTTTATACCAAATCTATCTGCCTGAACTTCAACACCACCAGACATGGTTTCAAATAATTTCTTACGTGTTGCTTCATTGTTAGCATCTGATAAGAACCTCATGTATGCATCGTGTGTAGTGTACGGATCTAGTAGGTTTCTAAACTTCTGTGATTGTACCTGTGTGTATGCACGTGCTTGCCGCATAGTTTCTCTAGCAGCAGCAGTATCATATGTTGACTGACTAAGAGCTTTCATACTTAGCATACCAAAGTTAAACAAGTCAGCCATAGTTTGACCCACGTAGTACTGAGCAAAGCCAGCCACGTTAATCATGGTGGTGGCAGGGGATGAAACAAGTAAACGTTTCCACACAGACTGTCCATACTTCAGAGGCTGTGATTTATTCATCTTGTCTACTTCTTTAGTAGCTTCCGCTATGTCATCCTCTAAAGTTTTCTTAGTCTTATCACCAGCAGCTACGATACCTGAGTTAACAATACGTTTTGTTTGTGATAACACGTTAAGGATTTTACCTGCCTCACTAGAATCTTTTGCTAGTAAGTCTCTTAGGTTTATACCTTTGGTATCTGCCATCTCTCCTAGTGTTAGCTCTGTGTACTTACCCATAGCTTTGTTTATCTTTACTAAGTCTTCTTCTGGCAAGAACCTGACTACGTTAGTTACTACATCTGCTGTTAGTTTGTTAGAGTGTATCTTCAAGCCTCTATCATTCATCAGCTTTGCTAGTCCACCCCTACCATCTGCACCTAACATTATATTAGCAAACAAATCGGAGGGCATGACAGAAGTCTCTAGTTTTAATCCTCTGTCTACCTTTGAGTTCCATGCCTCGATGTCTTCTAGCATTTGCTTCGTAACTTTTTTACCGTCCTTCCTAGATAGTATAGATGAGTTACTTTCTATGACAGCTTTAGATATATCTTCTAGTGTGTTTGTTGGCTCTTCAAGTCCTGACACTCCACGGAACTTACCAAAGCCTAGCTGTGCTGCACCTGCTACACCACCAAGTAAAGAAGAGAAACCTATCTGAGCTTTACTGTAGTCTTCTTGAGCGCCAGCTTCTATGTATGTCTTTTGTGCTAGTGTATCTTGTAGCATAGCAAACCCTGCATCTCCAGCTATTGTTTGCTTCAAGGCTCTGCCACTTGCTTTATCAAACAGTTCTTGCTGCTTGCCTTTCATAGCATCCAGTGCTATCTTTCTGCGCCCCTCTTTGGTAACCTCTTGTGTTACTTTCTCTGCTGCTTTACTTGATTGGTTCTTAGATAGCCCAGCTTTTGCTGCTCTTCTAGCTGCCTGTCTTCCAGCTTTCTCTGCTGCTTTTCTAATCTGTGTAGCGTTAGCTCCATCCCTTGCAGCCTTTAGTCCTGCTTTCCTCACTGCATCAAGCACAACCTTCTTACCTGCTATTGTGTAGCTACCTGCAAGAAGTCTGCCTACACCACCAGTGATAAGACCTAGATAGTTGGTAGGATCTTTAGCTGCAGCAAAGATGTAATCCTTTACACCGTCAACGGCACCCATAGCTCCATCATTCTGAAACACATTACCTAGCTGTTCATATATTTTGTAAGCATCTCCAGCAGTCTTCTTCATCTTATCGTCTGCTTTATTTATAAACCTTAGTTCACCTGTGGTACTAACAGAGTTGGCATTGAAGTACCGCATGTGTTGTACAAAATCTTCTACAGTTTCCTCTGCAGATTTGTTTCTATAAGCAACACCTTTACGTCCTACCATGTACCTACGTATCTTATCTAGGTTCTGCCCTTCCTTGAGATCGTCTTTCTTTAGAGTAACATTCTTATCAATGTAGAAATCTTCTTCTCTATCAGGTGTACGACTAACAGCACCACCCATGATCTCATTTATTCTACTCTGAGCTTCTAAATAGTTTGCCATATTAGTCCTCTAATAATGTTTCATAGCCAAAAGGTAGTCCACTAGTAGGGTCGTGGGTTTCACCATACGTTCTATCCCAGTATTCAGCCTCAGTAAGTTTTAGATCTGCGCCTTGTCTAATACCAAATACGTTTTCATTCCTTACTGTTTTAGTTTTTTCTCCACCATCAGCAGGTCTTGGAGGTGCAATAATCACCTTACCAGACTTAGGATCTACCTTACCCTCATAGTCTCTATCCCATCCTACTCTTTTAGCACTCAACCCAGACGGTCTTTTAGGAAAAGTTTTAGCAAGTAACGCTTCTTTTTGAGCTTCTGTATCGGGCGCTTCCGTTTGGGTAGTTTCCGTTTGGGTAGTTTCTTCTGGTTGGCTATCGTCTGTATCTCCTTCTGGTGTTGACATTAGATCTTCTAATGAGGAGGCATCAGCTTCAGCATTGAGGGTGGCTGTAGTGTTGTCCTCAGTGTCTTCTTCATCAGGCATCAAGCCAAGCTCTCTCATCTGATTTAGTACATACTCTTCACCCATGATTCTCTTCATTAGATTTACAGAAGGTTCATGGTCAAACAAACCAGTCTGTCCATACAGCCCTACTGTAGTATCTACTATTGCTCTTGCTGCTCTGCCTATCTCTGCTTCTTTAGCATCCTCTGCTGCGTCTACTGATGTGTAACCTTCTGCCTTCATTCTTTCTGCAAAAGCTTCATCATATTGAGCGTTGCTTGGGTCCATCCTAGCATTGAATGTAAGGACAACATTATCTATACGTAACTGTGCTTTGGTATCAATAGCATCTACTTCTATCTCGCTAAGATCTTTTACAAAATCTCCTGCTGCTTTCGGTCCGTAGAACTCTCTGTCAAAAAAGTTAACACCTAAGTTAGGAAAGAGTGAGTCATACTCTGCCTGTGAAGCTAGTTCATTCACATCAGTTATGGACATCTTACCCAAAAATGGTGTTGCTCCTAGTCGTTTCTTCGCTTGATCCTTGGCAGTTACACCAAACATAGAAGCAAGTAAACTGTCACTTGTCTTAGCAGGTTCTTCTGCTGCAAGAGTTGGGTCCATCTTAGCACCATACATTATATTAGCAAGCTCACCAACTTTCATGTCTACATACGCAGGGTTTACTTCAAATACTTCAGGCATCTCTATGATAGCTTCTACATCAGCAGAACCCAATGTTTGCATACCTTTTTGATTTGCTGCAGATAATAGTTTTTCATAGAAAGTTTTTATACCCATAGCACCAGAACCCATAGCAGCTATGACCTGTTGCTTAGTAGCGCCTAGAGCCATAGCTTTTTCAGCCATAGATCCGTACTCAGATGCTAAGAGAGTTCTGTCAGCTATTGCTTTCCTGTTAGCTTTGGCTAGATCTTCCTGTTCATCTTCATACTCTTCAGCATCAGTCCTTCTTTTCTTGATGCCCTCTGTTTGTTTGTCCAAGAAGGCTGCTCCAAAAGCTTTCCAATCAAATCCCATCTTATTAACCTTTCGCCATCAAGCCCATTGGCTTCTCTTCTGGTGTGTCTTCTTCCTCTGGCTGTTCATCAACCAACTCACTCAACATTCGTTTTCCTGGATCTGTACCATCATCAGGATTGTCTTTTATATATCCACCTACTATAGCTTGGAAACGTTGTATCTCTTTGTCTTCTGCTTCCTTCTGATAATCTCTACCATCGTCAGAAACTTCGACACCCATACTGGTGATAGCTTGTTTCAAGAACTCATGGATGATTGGCTTGACTAGCATACCTACATCAACTGAGTGTATACCATTCATAGTTCCTGCACTTACAATGGTGTTTACTATAGGCTGTAGGGATAGACCTGCCTGACATACAGCAGCAAGATCATCTATAACTTCTTCGTTTGCCATACTGTCTATGTAAAACTTAGTAACGTCCTCTACACTGGACATCTCTGCTGGTTGTTCCCAAGGATTATTCTTAGGTTCGCCTGTCAAAGACTGGCCTGGAATTGGTTGATCAAATATAGCTATTGTCTTCATGTTGTTTTCCTACTTAGTAAATCCTGCACCAAAGTATAAGCCTACTATAGCAGATACTATGTGCGTGTCTAGTGGTGTTATTACAAATCCTTGAGCGTACTGCCACTTGACTACCTCTGGACCTGACCCAAAGATAAAGTCTAGGAAGCCTACCTGTATCTCAGTGTAGCCTACGTACACGCCTACTTCTGGATAGAATACAGCAACCAACTTTGGCAACACTATTATAGCAAAGACTGCAGATAATGCAATAAGTCTTCTTGTCCATGCGAAATGTTTATCGTTCTTTCCAGCGTTACGTGCGTCAGCTACAAAGCTTGCGTTAGCGTTGGCACGTTCCATGAGCATCTTGTTCTGCTCTTGTTTCATCTTCATGCTCTGCCCCCATATGGACATCACTCCACCTAGTACGGTAGAGCCAAGCATTGTTATTAGTTCTAGTGGTAATCCAAACATTAGTTAACCGCCTGTCTTACATTTAAGGTTCTTTTAAAATCTGCTTCACTAACGGATGCCGAATTGTATCTCTTTCCTGTGTCAAATGTTCTAGTAGTTCCATCAGAGAACTCAAACTCAAAACCTGCATTACCGTTGGCTAACCGTCTATTTGTTTTATGTGTTATTGTAGGCTGACCTAGTGCCTCTGCTACATGGTTGTAATCGGTACGTCTTCTGTTTGCCATTCCTTGTTTGACTATACCTCCTGTAGTAAACGTTTGTAGCATACCATCTTGTACCGTAGTCATGTTAGCGTTAGCGCCCCTAGTAAGTTCTTCATAAACAGGTTCCATATCATTGTAGTTATGGCTTTCTCCTGTATTATAAGAGTAACCTACTAAACCTGTCATAGCACCCTCTGGTATATCATCTGCATCCACACCTTGTCTTTCGGCTGCAGTTTCCACACGATCCTGAAACTCTTTCATTACTGCTTTTGTAAAACTTTCGTCTGAATCATACGTGTCTCTTCTTATACCGTCTTTTACTACGTCATCTGTTATTACATTTGCAGGTCTAAAGTTCCGTGTTGTCACACCAGCATTAGATAAAGTATTCCATCTCTCTGCTTCATTATCAGGAAGTTCTATAACCGTTCCATTATGTTCATACTTTAGTCCACTTGTAGGAACAATACCATACCCTAACGTTATACCAACGTTTTGATAATCTGAAGCTCCTAAGTGAGCAGTGGTAGTTTCTGAATCACCAATCTCCTCATATATGTTATCTATAGCAGGAGTTGATACAAATCTTATTCTATCCATACCTTCAGGCTCTTGACCAAACTGTTGAGGTTGGGCTGGATCAAGCTCAGTAACAGTGACCTCTGGTCTAGCTCCTAAACCTTTAATCTTTTTATCTACTTTTGCCTCAGAGGGTAGAGGTATTTCATCATAGCCTAGCTCTGGTTCAAATATACGTTGATCCAAAGGTACACCAGACTGATAGAACTGTGAGTCTGGGTCTACGCTATCAACAAAATCTTTTGCCCTCTCCATCTCTTGTGGCTTCGGTATAACTATAGTCTCACCTTCAATTATAAGATCAACGTTATCTATCTTGTTTACCTTTGCTAGATCAGCTACGCTAACACCTTCTTTTTCAGCAATCTGAGATAGAGTGTCTCCTCTTTTTATGGTGTACTCTTTACTGTTTGGTGCTACTCTTTGCAAAAGATTATTGATAGCATTCTTCATCAAGTTTTTATTAGCACTAGGAGATGGTACTACATCATAGCGCATGTTAGCGTCATTAGGTATCCCACCCCTATAGACAGGAGGTGGTGCTTTACTGTAGTCTACTGCATCGTTTATCCTAGCCATCTGAGCATCAAGATCTATAGGTGTGTTAGTAAACATTGGTCCTTTATATACAGCCTTGCCATCTACTTTTATTTCCTTTGGTTCATCCGCACCATATGATTTCATTAAATCAATAAATTTATTTTTTACTTTTTCTATATTAGATGGGTCTTCAGGTTTACTTGGTGATGGTGTAGGCACTTCATCATACGTACTACCTTGGTCAAACGGTCTAGAACCTAATCCTTTTGTAGGACTACCACCAAATTGTTCTGCAGGGTCTGGACCCATACCACTAAATCCACTACCCCTAGATGGTTTAGAATCTACTTTATTATTAGATGGACGAGATCTACCATACTGGTCATACATTTCTTTTTGAGTAAACTTTGGATCGTAAGTCATTGTTATACCTTTACTTCGGGAATGGTAAATACTTACCGATGATGTAAGCGGCTGCGCCTGTCATAAGCTCACCAACAAAACCACCAGCAGCAGTTTCAAGGAGTGTATCTGCTTGTCCACTTGCATCTATCTGTGCCTCTGCTATTTTTGTTATTCTATCTCTTTCACTTTCGCCAGACTGCCACGCCCATGCTAACAGATCTCTCTCACGTTGTATAGCATTATTATACATTGTAGATGTGAGATTGTTTGCAACTAAAGCTGCATCTCTGTTTGCTTGGTTAGCTGCTGCGTTGGCTGCTGTAGTAATAGCTTGCGCCCATGCAGCATTTGCTTGTGCAACTATCAGGTGGTTCTGTGCGTTGAACTGGTCACGTGCATTCGTCTGTGCAGCATTGAACTGAGATATTGCATTAGTCTCACCTGCATTGAAACGGTTAATAGCGTTGATCTGTTCTGCGTTGAACCTTTGTACCTGTGAACCTAGTCCTGCAAAGAACTGATTAGTTTGATTCTCAGATGTAGCATTGAACTGTCTTGCAGCATTCATTGCAGCAGAATCACTCAGTATAGACTGAGAAGTTTCTTGCGCTTTAAGAACCTGCATCTGTTGTTCATTACTTAGATTAGTCAAGTCCATCTGTAGGAATGACTTAGCATTCTGTATGTTAGCTTGCTGTCTGTTGTTTAGATTAGCCATGTCTATCGCAGATAGTGTAGCTGCATCAGCTAAGACCTTTGCTTGTCTAGCATCTAGGTTAGCTAAGTCTACAGTCTGTGCCATCTTAGCATTCTCTAACGCTATCTGCTGATCTGCTGTAAAGTTTATGTTAGCTATCTCAGATATACGTGCTGCATTTCTTACCTTGGCTTGGAACTCTTGATCAAACTCCATGCCTAAGAAACTGGCACGTTGTTCAGCATTTCGTAAAGCCATCTCTTGTTTATTAGATGCATCTATCTGTGCGATAGGTAGTGCTGCTTCCATACCTGCCTGTACAATAGCCATACCTGCCATACTAGAGGCTGACAGTCCACGTGCAGCCATTGCTGCTGATGCATTACGCATAGCTCCTGCAGCCCATGATGGTGTGTTGCCACCTTGGAAGTCCTGCATCAAAGTGTCTAGCTCTGTCTTTACAGATGCAGCTTGGTTCTTTGCTATGGTAGCATCTACTCTTCCCTGATCTACAGTAGAGCCAGACACTAGCTGATCCTGTGATACCTGTAAAGGATTAGGAGCATCTACTGTTTGTGGCGCTCCTATCTGTGCAGCTTGTAGTTGTAGTGCTGCTGCTGCAAAAGGGTCCATCTGTGCAGGATCTACAATAGAGTCAGGGCTAACCTGCCCTTGTGCTGCTAAATAATTTTGTAAGGCTGTCTGTAATGCTTGCTGTGATTGATAAGCTTGATACTGCGCTGGTGACATGGCAGCAATCTCTTCTGCTGTTGCAGCCCCTGCTGCTGTTGCAACTCCTGCTTGTGCTGCTGCACCTGCTTGTCCTGTACCCTGTGGTACAAGTGCTGCTGGTCCACCATCTGCTGCTACAACGTTTGCTTTGGTTACGCTTGCAGTTGGGTCTTCGCCTATCTGTTTTGATAGGAGTGAACCACTTGGCATTTGTGTACCAGTTGGACCTGTGTAATTAGTTGTGGTTGATCCATCAGGGTTTGTAGTAGTGGTTGAACCATCAGGGTTTGTAACAGTGGTTCCAGCGCCGGGAACGGTAACAGGATTAGGTTGATTAGGGTTAATTACAGGAGAGGCTTGCTGTCGTGA